AGTTCAAGGTCAAGACCAAGAAGAACAACGCGGGCATACATTCAAAGAAGAAGACTAGCAGTCTGAAGACTAGCAGGAACTATAAGAAGACATACAGGGGACAGGGCAGATGAACCTAACGAGCAATTTCACACTTCTTGAGATGGTGCATAGCACCACCGCCATCCGTAACGGGATAAACAACAACGCGCCTCCCGATGTGGTGCGAAACTTGACGTATCTTTGTCAGAACGTGCTTGAACCGTTGCGGGAGCACATGGACTGTCCCATAAAGATTAGCTCGGGGTACAGAAGCCCTGAGCTGAACAAGCTCGTCAAGGGCGCCAAGAACTCGCAACATGTTGAGGGTAAGGCGGCTGACCTCGTGGTGCTTGGTCGGAACTTCGAGATGTTCCGATTCATCATGCAGTACTTGCCGTTCGACCAACTGATATGGGAGTTCGGCACGGGGATTGAGCCTGATTGGGTGCATGTGTCGTATAATGCGGACGGCAACAAGCGTCAGGTGTTGAGGGCTTACAAACAGAACGGAAAAACCAAATACTCAAATTACAATGACTAAATCAAATTTCATCGAACAGCAGGAGCTGACCAAAATCCAAGACATGAACACCGAGTTCTCGAAAGCCAAGATGGCTTTGGGTGACTTGGAGCTTCAGAAGCAGAACATCATCATGCACATCGAGAGCCTCAAGCGTGAGTTCTCGGCATATGAGAAGGGCTTGATTGAGAAGTACGGTCAGGATGCGGTAATCAACCTACAGACAGGCGAACTAACACAAAAACAAAAATAACATGGCACCTAACAAATTCATCGGAATGCTATTTCAGTCAAGGGATGCAATGCACTTGGCTCATTTGAACACCACTTCATTCGCCGAGCACAAGGCTTTGGGCGGCTACTACGAGGAGCTTGTGGGGTTGATTGACAACTTCTCTGAGGTCTACTTCGGTCGTTTCAAGCGTTTGGACATTGTGATTCCCGAGGCTAAGATTCAGGACTCTGTGGACCACATGAAAGCCATGCAGGCTCTTATCGACGGTGAGCGTAACAACTACCCATCGGAGCTTCAGAACATCTTGGACGAGATGTTGGCTTTGGTGAACAAGACATTATACCTTTTAACATTATCATAAGATGGCTAAGATTAGTACATACCCGATAGACAGCAGTGTCTCAGGCGGGGACATGTTGATAGGCACTGACGTTGACAACGCCAATGCCACGAAGAACTTCACGGTATCCGACCTGATTTCGTATGCCGCCACCAACAACTTGGTTCCGTATACGGGAGCGACTCAGGATGTCAACTTGGGGTCGAACGACCTGTTGGTTGGGGGCACATTGGGGGTGACGGGTTTGTCAACCTTGAACGATGTTGATGTGAACGGTGACATTGACTTCAACGGACTGTTTTCCATATCGGGAAGTCAAGGTGCTGCGGGCGAGTTTCTTACTAGCACGGGTGCAGGTAGTCCTCCTATATGGTCAAACCCTCTATCAGGTTATGTGCCATACATAGGTGCTACTGCAAGTGTTGACTTGGGCGCAAACGACCTGTCATGCCTAGGTATAGACATCACAACGGGACCATTGCAGGTGAATGGCTCGGCGGGTACAATCAATCAGTTCTTAGTCAGTCAAGGTGCAGGTACCAATCCTGTTTGGCAGAGCATCAATTATGCGTATGCCGAGTATGCCTCGTTCTATTCCACACAGACGCAGAGCACATCGCCTACGGACCCTCCTGCGGCTATGACGTATAACAATACGGACATATCTAGCCCGTCCATCACCATCGTGAACGACGGTTTGGGTAACCCGAATCAAATCACGTTTGCCAACGCGGGTGTGTATAATATACAGTTCTCTGCTCAGTTGGAGAAAACGGGTGGTACCGACAATCAGTTGTCCATATGGCTTCGCAAGAATGGTTCGGACATTGCCAATACCAATACGCACATTACCTTGAAGGCTAACCAAAACTATAATGTTGCCGCTTGGAACTTCTTTGTTTCGGTGACCGCAGGTCAGAACATACAAATCATGTGGTATCAGAATGGAACCATTTCATTGAAGTATGAGGCTGCCGATGTGGTTATACCGCATCCTGCCACCCCGTCTGTTATCCTTACCGTAAACAGGGTATCGTCAATCTGATGGACATAAGGAAAGTCGCCATAGGACCTGATTACAAAAGCGGAGCCATGCACTATGTCGTGGGTCAGAAGGTCCTTAATGACTCCAATGAAATCCATCTCATCAAGTACGACGAGGAGCGTCAGTCGGTCAAGATATACATCATAAACGAGAAGCAGGAGGTGACGTTGTGGAAGGAGTTCTCTTCCACCATCCCCATGTCAATCGAATACAACATCAACTACTGATGAAGTCGCCATTCTATTTCATAACCAACCCTGTCAAGGGTCGGCGGTATGACAACACCAAGGAGATAGGTGGCGTGGAGTTCATACTTAGCGTGTCGGAGGAGGACCATGTGTACTCCAACCGATATGCCGAGGTGATTGAGACCCCTGCAAAATACAAGGGACCTATCCGCAAGGGCGACATATTGCTTGTACACCACAACGTGTTCAAGTTCTACAACGACATCAAGGGCAGGCAGAAGAGCGGCAAAAGCTTTTTCAGGGAGGATGACTTTTTGATTGAGCCTGACCAATTCTTCATGTACAAACAGGACGGGCAGTGGCATGCGCACGACAGGTATTGCTTTGTCAAGCCTATTGCAGCCATAGACTCCTACATCAAGAAGCCTTTCACCAACGAGCCCCTGATGGGTGAGATGGTATACCCCAACAAGTACCTGTTGGACAGGGGGGTAGGAAAGGGAGACAAAGTCTGCTTCATGCCCGACAGCGAGTATGAGTTCAACGTGGACGGGGAGAAGATGTACAGGATGTTCGACCATCAAATCACAATCAAATTATGAATCCAATCAACGACACCAAAATGCGCATCATCGAGGCGGGCTATCAGGCTGTCGAGCATCTGATAGAGGTCGCCAAGGAGAAGATTATAAAGCCGAATGCCGACGACGAGTTGGCTGCCGACAAGCTGAAGAACGCTGCGGCTACCAAGAAGTTGGCGATATTCGATGCGTTTGAGATATTGAACAGGGTTGAAGCCGAGAAGGACAGTCTTTTAGGCATCGAGAAGACGACGGACAAGACAGATACAAAACAAGGATTTGCAGAAAGAAGGTCAAGAGCATAGTTCCCTTTACAGGGTGTTGGATAACCATGTGCCGAAAAAAGTCATAGCAAAGAAGAACTCTTCAAGGACTTGGCAATATGGTTACAACCCCGATTATGATATGGTGGTCATCTCCAAGACGGGACAGGTCGGGGAGATAGTAAGCATATCGGGACTCATCATTGCCCTTCCTTTGGCTCCTGACAATTGTCATAAAAGGAGCGACAGCGCACCCGAACAGTATTGGGAGCGTCGCAACATACCCAAGGAGCTTTCCAAGATTCAGTCCATATTCCATTGGAATGAGATGCCTGCCCACTTCAAGAATAATTGGGTGGACTACATCGAGCAGGAGTTCGACTACCGTGAAGAAGGCTTTTGGTTTATGAACAACGGCAAGCCTACCTATATAACAGGCTCGCACTACATGTACCTCCAATGGGCTAGCATCGACGTTGGATACCCTGATTTTCGTGAGGCGAACAGGATTTTCTTCATCTTTTGGGAGGCTTGCAGGGCTGACCCTAGGTGTTTCGGCATGATATATCTCAAGATTCGCCGTTCAGGGTTCTCCTTCATGGCATCATCGGAGTGTATCAACATAGGTACGCTTGCTAGGGACGCCCGCGTGGGCATACTGTCCAAGACGGGTGCCGACGCCAAGAAGATGTTCGTGGACAAGGTGGTCCCCATCAACAACAGGCTGCCGTTCTTCTTCAAGCCCATCATGGACGGTATGGACAAGCCCAAGACGGAGCTTGCCTTCCGCGTTCCCGCCTCCAAGATTACCAAGAAGAACATGTACGAGACCGAAAAGGAGCAGATGGACGGTTTGGACACCACCATAGATTGGAAGAACACCGAGGAGAACTCCTATGACGGTGAGAAGTTGGTGCTTTTGGCGCACGATGAGAGCGGTAAGTGGGTGAAACCCAACAATATATTGAACAATTGGCGGGTCACCAAGACCTGTCTGAGGTTGGGAAGTAAGATTATAGGTAAGTGCATGATGGGGTCGACCTCCAACGCTTTGAGCAAAGGTGGCGACAACTTCAAAAAGCTCTACGAAGACTCAAATATACAACAGCGGAACGCGAATGGGCAGACCAAAAGCGGTCTTTACAGCCTTTTCATACCCATGGAGTGGAACATGGAGGGCTTCATAGACATATATGGCATGCCCATACTGCGCAAACCGCCTGAAAAGCTGCGTGGTGTGGATGGTGGCTTCATCACAAACGGTGCAATCGACTATTGGGACGCGGAGGTGGACTCCTTGAAGCACGATGCGGACGCATTGAACGAGTACTACCGTCAGTTTCCGCGTACCGAGAGCCATGCCTTCAGGGATGAGAGCAAGCAATCCATCTTCAACCTCACCAAGATATACCAACAGATAGACTATAATGACTCTTTGATAGCCGACCACCACCTCACAAGGGGTTCCTTCCATTGGAAGGACGGTGTGAAGGACTCAAAGGTGGTTTGGACGCCCGACAAGAGGGGTCGTTTCCTTGTCAGTTGGATACCACCCGCCCACTTGCAGAACAGATGGACCGAAAAGAACGGTGTCCGCTACCCTGCCAACGAGCATATGGGCTCTTTTGGGTGTGACCCTTACGATATTTCGGGTGTCGTGGGTGGCAGGGGTTCAAACGGGTCCTTGCACGGCATGACCAAGTACCATATGGACGAGGGACCTGTGAATGAGTTCTTTTTGGAGTACATAGCACGTCCTCAGACGGCTGAAATCTTCTTTGAGGAGGTCCTGATGGCTTGTATCTTCTATGGTATGCCCGTTTTGGCGGAGAATAACAAACCTAGGCTGCTGTATCACTTCAAGAACAGGGGCTACAGGGGCTATTCGATGAACAGACCCGACAGGAACATAGCCAAGCTGTCCAAAAGCGAGCGTGAGTTGGGTGGCATACCCAATAGTTCGGAGGAGGTCAAGCAATCGCACGCCTCAGCCATCGAGACCTACATCGAAAAGTATGTAGGATTCGATTTGGCGGGCATATACCGTGAGCCTGATGTGATTGGCTCCATGCTTTTCACCCGAACCTTGGAAGATTGGGCTAAATTTGACATAAATGACAGGACCATGTTCGATGCGTGTATCAGTTCAGGTTTGGCAATCATGGCAAACCAAAAACATTTGTATCAGGCGGAGAAAAAAAGCAGCAAACTGAGTATAAGTTTGCCGAGATATAATAATGACGGATTATCAAGCAACATATTAAAATGAAAGAGGTATCTATAAATGTTTCATCGACCTTGTTCCCCAATCAGTTTGCAACTGACAGCGAGAAGGCGTCATTGGAGTACGGACTCCAAGTAGGTCAAGCCATACAGTACGAGTGGTTCAGAAGGGACGGAGCCTCTTGTCGCTATTATTCACAGTGGCGTGATTTCCATAGGCTTAGATTGTATGCCCGTGGAGAGCAGCCCATACAGAAATACAAGAACGAGTTGGCTATTGACGGTGACCTGTCGTATCTGAACTTGGATTGGCAGCCTGTTCCAATCCTGCCCAAGTTCGTTGACATCGTTGTGAACGGCATGTCGGACAGGCTGTTCAAGGTGAAGGCATATGCGCAGGATGCCATGTCACAATCCAAAAGGAGCAAGTATCAGGACATGGTCGAGGGTCAGATGGCTGCCAAGGACGTGCTTAGCATCATCCAAGAGAAGACGGGCGCCAATCCTTTTATGATGGACCCTGAAGAGCTGCCACAGAGCGATGACGAGCTGTCCTTGTTCATGCAGTTGAACTACAAGCCTGCCATCGAGATAGCGGAGGAGGAAGCCATAAACACCATATTCGACGAGAACCATTATCAGGACATCCGCAAGAGGCTTGATTACGATATGACCGTACTCGGTATTGCCGTAGCCAAGCATGAGTTCCTATTGGGCTCAGGGGTCAAGGTATCGTATGTGGACCCTGCCAACGTGGTATACAGCTATACCGAGGACCCCTTCTTCAAGGACTGCTTCTATTGGGGTGAGATTAAGACGCTTCCGCTTACGGAGCTTATCAAGATTGACCCGACCCTGACCAATGAGGACTTGGAGAAGATTAGCAAGTACAGTCAGAGTTGGTATGATTATTACAATGTGGCTCAGTACTATGACAATACCTTGTTCTTCAAGGATACCTGCACGCTGATGTACTTCAACTACAAGACCACCAAGAAGATGGTCTATAAGAAGAAGATATTGGAGGGTGGCGGCACAAGGGTCATTGAGAAGGACGACACGTTCAATCCTCCTGTGGAGATGATGGAAGAGGGTCGCTTCGAGAAGATGGAGAAGACCATCGATGTTTGGTATGAGGGTGTTATGGTCATGGGCACGAATATCATATTGAAGTGGGAGATGTGCGAAAACATGGTACGTCCCAAGTCTTCTTCACAGCATGCCATACCTAACTATGTGGCTTGTGCCCCTAGGATGTACAAGGGTGTCATCGAGTCTTTGGTGCGCAGGATGATTCCTTTCGCCGACCTGATTCAGATTACACACCTCAAACTACAGCAGGTCATCGCTAGGACTGTTCCTGACGGTGTGTTCATTGATGCCGACGGTCTGAACGAGGTTGACTTGGGTACGGGCAATGCCTATAACCCCGAGGAGGCTCTCAGGCTTTACTTCCAAACAGGTAGTGTCATCGGACGAAGCTATACGCAGGACGGTGACTTCAACAACGCTAGGGTTCCAATCACGCAGTTGACATCCAACTCGGGTGCCTCCAAGACGCAGATGCTCATCGCCAACTACAACCATTACATGGACATGCTCAGGGCGGTGACGGGTCTTAACGAGGCTAGGGACGGCTCCATGCCTGACCCCAACTCCTTGGTTGGTGTTCAGAAGTTGGCTGCGCTCAACTCCAACACGGCTACAAGGCACATCTTGGAGGGCGGTCTTTATATGTACCGTTCTTTGGCTGAGGCGCTTACATACCGCGTTGCGGACATATTGGAGTATGCCGACTTCAAGGACGACTTTGCTAATAAGATTGGCAAATACAATGTATCCATCCTGAATGACATTAGGGACCTGTACATATATGATTTTGGTATCTTCATTGAAATAAGCCCTGACGAGGAGCAGAAGGCTCAGCTTGAGGCTAATATTCAGATGGCTTTGTCAAAAGGCGACATCAATTTGGAGGATGCCATCGACATCAGGGAGATTAAGAACATCAAGTTGGCTAATCAGCTTCTGAAGATGAAGCGTGTCAAGAAGCAGGACCGTGAGGAGAAGATGGAGATGCAGAAGCAGGCTATGGTTGCTCAGCAAAACCTTAAATCACAGCAGCTTGCAGGAGAAGTAGCCATGCAGAAGATTCAGATGGAGACCCAATCCAAGATGCAAATCAAGCAGGCTGAGGTGGCTTTTGAGATTCAGAAGATGCAGAAGGAGGCGGAGATGAAGAGTCAGTTGATGGCTGAGGAGTTCAACTATAACATCAAGTTGGCTCAGATGCAGACGGGAGCGCTCATGCAGAGGGAGGACAAGAAGGAGTCCGCCAAGGACAAGCGTATCGCCATTCAGAATACGCAGCAGTCAAAGCTCATCAACCAACGCAAGAACAACCTTCCGCCGATGAATTTCGAGTCCAACGAGGACAGCATGGATGGTTTCGACTTGGCTGAATTTTCACCTAGGTAATGCAAAATGAATTATTTGTGTATAAATTTGTGATAAATCTAATCAAATGGAAATCAAAGTAAGAGCAATTGACGGCGTAGAGCCAAAGGGAGTGCAGGAGCTAGAACGCGAACTGCAAGAGAAACATGAACAAGAGCAGGCTGAGGCGCAAGCCGCACCTGTCGATGAGGTTGCTCCCGAGCCCGAACCCGTCAATGAGTTGAATGAGGAGGACGTTCTTTCATATATTGGTAAAAGGTATAACAAGCAAATCAACTCGTTTGATGAGCTTATGGCGGAGCGTTCGCAGGCTGAGGACATGCCCGAGGACGTAGCTGCTTATATGAAATACCGAAAGGAAACGGGACGTGGTTTCGAGGACTTCCTGAAGTTGAGGAAGGATTACGATGCCATGGACCAAGAAGAGATATTGCGTGAATACCTTAGCGCAACCCAAGACGGTTTGGATTCTGATGACATTGAGTCAATGTTGGATGATTACAGATACGACGAGGATTTGGATGAGGAATCCAAGATTAAGAAGGTAAAAATAGCAAGGAAGAAGGCTGTTGCTGAAGCTAAAAGATTCTTCAATACTCAGAAGGAGAAATACAAGATGCCACTTGAGTCAAGTTCGGCAGGTGTTTCCAAGGAAGAGTTGGAAGAATTGAACGCTTATAAGCAATACCTTAATGAGGCGAAGACCCTTGAGGAGCAGAATGAAAAGAAACGGTCTTGGTTCAGTAAGAAGACCGATGAAGTGTTTGATAATGGATTCAAAGGTTTTGAGTTCAATATCAACGACAAGAAGATTTCATTCGCTCCCGCAGATTCATCCGAGCTGAAGAAAAACCAATCGAACCCCTATAACTTCATATCGAAGTATTTGGATGAGAATGGTTTAATGAAGGATGCTGCGGGATACCACAGGGCATTAGCCATCGCCATGCACCCTGACAAGTTCGCCAAGTTCTTCTATGAGCAAGGGCTTGCGGATGCTACAGAGGATGTGTTGAAAAAGACAAAAAACATCAACATGTCCGAGCGTAGGAGTCCTGAGGTTGTCAACAAGGGTGGCGTACAGGTTAGGGCGGTTAACCCTGATACGGGCAACAAAATCAAAATCCGCAGTTATAAAAACAAATAACCTTAAAAAAACTACTAAGAAATGGCTATTCTATCAACACCGACATATGCCTTACAACCCGCCGCAGAGCGCGTGGCATTGTCAACAAACTACATTACAAACTTCGACTTCTTGAATCAGTATCTTCCTGATACCTATGAGAAGGAGTTCGAGCGTTATGGAAACCGCACTATCGCGTCTTTCCTGCGCATGGTTGGCGCCGAGATGCCATCCAATTCCGATATGGTAAAGTGGGCTGAGCAAGGTCGTCTGCACATCAAGTACACCAACGTGACTTCTGCTGCTGCTGCCGCTTCTGACACCGCTACCTTGACCATCAACGACACAGGTGTTACTTCTACCGCTATCCGCGTAGGTCAGACTGTGTTTGTTCAGCGTAACTCCACAGGTGAGAGCAACAAGGGTATCGTTACCGCTGTTTCCACTCCCGCAGGTGGTCCTTACACCTTTGATGTGGCTTACTACGAAGCAGGTGGTCAGACCTTTACATCTGCTGTAGCTTGTTCCGTGTTCATCTACGGTTCTGAGTTTGCAAAAGGAACCAACGGAATGGTAGGTTCTTTGGAGTCTGAGAGTTCAATCTTCTCCAACAGTCCAATTATCATCAAGGACAAGTATGCTGTAAACGGTTCCGACATGACCCAAATCGGTTGGGTTGAGGTTACTACCGAGAACGGTGCTAACGGCTACCTTTGGTATTTGAAGAGTGAGCACGAGACCCGTCTTCGTTTTGAAGACTATCTTGAGACTGCCATGATTGAAGCCGTTCCTGCTGAAACAGGTTCAGGTGCTATCGCAGCAGGTTTCAAAGGTTCCGAAGGTGTTTTCTATGTTGTTTCAAACCGTGGAAACATTTGGGGTGGTGGTACTCCAACTACTTTGGCTGACTTCGACGCCATCGTTGCCCGCCTTGACCGTCAGGGAGCCATCGAAGAGAATGTTCTGTTCGTAAACCGCGACATGAGCTTCGACATCGACGACATGCTTGCTACCTTGAACGGATACAACGGTGGTACCGCTGCAAACGGCGCTTCCTTCGGTCTGTTCGACAACGACACCGACATGGCTCTGAACCTCGGCTTCAGCGGATTCCGTCGTGGTTATGACTTCTACAAGTCTGACTGGAAATACCTGAACGACCCGACCATGCGTGGCGGCCTGTCAACTGCTTCTACCGCTACCGGCACTGTAACCGGTCTGTTGGTTCCCGCAGGTTCTACCACCGTGTATGACCAAATCCTTGGCAAGAACGCTAAGCGTCCTTTCTTACACGTACGCTACCGTGCTTCTGAAACAGAAGACCGTAGATACAAGACTTGGATCACAGGTTCTGCCGGTGGTGCTCAAACAAGCGACCTCGATGCAATGGAGGTAAACTTCCTCTCTGAGCGTTGCGTTTGTACCTTGGGTGCTAACAACTTCGTATTGTTCCGTTACGGTTCTTAATCGAAGAAAAACCATAAAGGGTGGGGTGTCTTCAAAGACACTCCCCCTTATTTTTAATCTAATCAAATTAAAATCTAATGAAAAAGAAATTGGTTCCTGCTGACAGGATTTACAAGCTTAAAGGGGACGTAGCCCCCCTTTCGTATACGCTACCTTCAAGAAATACAAGACGTTACCCCCTGTTATGGTTCGATGAAGAAAACAACATTAACCGACCCTTGCGATACGCTGTCAACCAAAAGACTCCTTTTGAGGACGACCAAGACGGTAATGCCATTGTCGAGCCTGTTATATTCGAGAACGGGTTTCTTAGGGTTCCTAAGAATAACCCTGTTTTACAGGAGTTCTTGTACTACCACCCGTTAAATGGTAGAACATTCATAGAGGTAGACCACGAAAAAGACGCTGCGAAAGAGGTAGAAAGTTTAAGTGCGGAGGTGGATGCCTTGATCCAAGCTCGTCAGCTCTCTTTGGAGCAGCTTGAGAGCGTATCAAGAGTGCTCTTTGGGAAAGACCC